ACAGACATAAGAGACGCATGGAGGATTCAGAGGACTTGTTTGATCGTCGGAAGAAGAATAGTCGGAAAAGCGCTCGTGGGAAGCACAGTAAATCCAATGGACAAAGGAGGAAAAGAATACAAGGATCTGTGGGAGGATTCGAATCCTTTGATGAGGAACGCGAATGGTAGAACAGTAAGCGGTTTGTATAGATTGTTTATACCAGCTCAGAACTCTCTTGAGGGTTTCTTTGATATATACGGAAACCCAGTTATAGATAATCCAGAATCTCCAGTAGAGGGTATAGATGGAGAAAACATAACTATAGGTTCTAAAAGGTATCTTAAAAACGAGAGAGAATCTTTAAAGCATGATCCTTCAGAACTTAACGAGGTTACAAGACAGTTTCCATTTACGGAAGATGAGGCTTTTAGAGATAGTATCGAAGGCAGCCTGTTTAATATTGGTAAGATATACCAACAAATAGAATACAATGACGAGCTATTTCCAAACCCTGTAGTTAAAGGAAATTTTGTTTGGAAAGAAAAAGATAAAGAGGCGGTGTTTAGCCCTGACGTTAACGGAAGGTTTAAAGTAGCGTGGCTGCCGCCAGAAGATCAACGTAACGTAATTAAAACCGACAGAGGTAAAAAGGTACCGCCTTTTGGAGACAGAGGTTGTGGTGGAGTTGACTCATATGATCTTGATGCTACTGTAGACGGCAGGGGGTCAAAAGGAGCTTTGCATATGTACAATAAATTTCATATGGAGAACCCTTCGAATATGTTTGTTGTAGAGTATGCATCTCGTCCAGATCTTGCTAGAATATTTTACGAAGACGTTCTTATGTGTGCATTTTTTTACGGTTATCCACTGTTAATTGAAAACAATAAGTATGGTATAGCAAGATATTTTGAATCAAGAGGTTATGATGGATATCTAATGGATAGACCACAGCATTTAAAAACTTCTACAGCTAAGGTTCAAGTAAAGACAAAAGGTATACCATCTAACTCACAAGATGTTATTCAAGCTCACGCCCACGCTATAGAATCATACATACACGAACACGTCGGAATAAACTACGATACGGGAGACATGGGGAAGATGTATTTTAACGCGACAATGGAAGATTGGATAGGATTTAAAATAGACAAAAGAACAAAATTTGACTTAACAATTAGTTCAGGATTAGCTCTTTTAGCGGCTCAAAAAACTAAGGTTAAACCTAAAACAGATTTCACTGAGCGTAAGTTCTTTAGGAGATATGAAGTAATGGGTTGATTCACTATATTTGCATAATATGTATGGACACAACGACGTAAACAAAAAAGGTAGCTTTCCAGATCCATTAGCGCCTCAAGAAACCAAAGAGACAAACAGCTATGGACTGAAGTACGCAAAAGCCATTCATTCCCAGTGGGGGAAAATGAATGAAGCATCATCTCTATTTGCTAAAAGAAATAAAATATTTGAAAGAAATAGAGATTACGCAAATGGCACACAAGATACAAGCATATATAAACAGCTTCTCAATTCTTTATCTCCAAACAAAGGTGATGGTAGTTTACTTAACTTAGATTACACACCAGTACCGATTCTTCCAAAGTTTGCAAAAATCGTTGTCAATAAAATATTATCTAGAGATCCTTACCCAAACCTAGAGTCTATAGATCCATTATCTTCATCTGAGAAAAATAAGATGAAGGACAAGATGAAAATTCAGGTTGAGAACAAAAAAGCATTACTTTCTTTAAAAGAAGCAACTGGTGTTGTTTTAGACATGGATCCTGAAGCTATTCCAGATACATTAGAGGAGGCTGAAATTTTTATGGATACAAACATAAAGACTGACGCAGAAATAGCTGCTCAGATAGGAACTAATATGACTTTATCGTGGAGTAATTTTAGTGACACGACATTTAGAAGGGCTGTTAATGATTTGGTATCTCTAGGTATGGCTGTTGTTAAAAGAAGAAATGACCCTAACGAGGGCATTGCTTTAGAGTACGTAGATCCTGTGTCATTTGTTCATAGTTACACAGAAGATCCAAATTTTGAAGATTTAGTTTATGCTGGAAGCGTTAAACGCATACCTATTCAAGAATTAAAAAGATTGTCTGCTGGTCAGTTTACTGAGGAGGAGTATAAAAAAATAGCCGAAAAGGTAAAAAACAAACAAGGGAATGACCCAGGTAAACTTTCTCAAACACACTATAATGAGCGTCTTCAGCGTACAATGTATGGGTATGATGAATATATGGTTGACGTATTAGACTTTGAGTTTATTTCTGTAGACTGTATGTTCTTTGAGGAAAAAGAAAGTAGGCATGGAAATACTGGATTTTACTATAAAGGTTTTGAATACAGAGAAAAGCCAGGTAGTGTTTTTGATCGTACTCCTCATAAAATGGAGATGGCAGTCCTGTATGGAGGTAGCTACATATTAGGAACGGATCATCTTTTTGATTACGGAAGAAAGAAAAACGTACCTAAAAACGTACATGATATATCAAAATGTAGGCTCTCTTATTCTGTTTCTGCTACTAATATTAG